ATGGGATATATCTCCAATCTGGAAGACGTTGCTGCAGGGTTGCATTTGGGGGAAACGTTGATGACGAGATCAGAATATGATGCCATCATCGAAGAACTTGCCCGTTTAGCACCGTTCAACGTGACGCTTAAGGATGTTATTGACTATTACATCGCACGGCATCGGGCCAGTGATGCACGCAAAATATCTATTCTTGAGCCTCTTTACCGTGATACGTTGCAAGATGCCTCTTCTCATTACCGGAGCCGTGTAAAACAGGTTTTAGGTGCTTTTGCCTCTGTATTTGGGGATTGCCTGATTGACGACGTGACGCCGGATGAATTTGAAAAATGGCTGTCCGGATGGAAAACGACGCCGCCTTCATACAATTCCGCGTTGCGCCACATTAAGCCGTTTTTTGCGTGGGCCATCAGCAAAAAATATGCTGTTCAATCACCCGCTGAAGGAATCAAACAACGCAAGCACCAGAGGGCGCCTATTTCCATTCTTACGCCCGCGCAGGCACATTCCCTGCTGGCCGCTTGTCGGGATTATTCAGGAGACGGAGAGATGCCGGAAAATCTACGCGTAAACGCGGCGGATATGAAAATAGCAGTAGCCGTTTTGCTTTTTGCTGGTGTCCGGCCTGAGGAAGTTACCGCGCTGACGTGGGAACATGTTAAGTTGGCTCATGGCTATATCAGAGTTGAACCGGAAGTCAGTAAAACCAACTCTGTACGTCTGGTGCAAATAGAGCCGAACCTAAAGGCATGGCTGGAAACCGTGCCGGAAGAAAAACGCACAGGAAAGCTCTCTCCGAAGAACTGGCAGCGCAAATGGCAGGCGGTACGTCGGAGAGCCGGCATCAGCCATTTAAACGATGTTTGCCGTCATTCCTACGCCTCTTACTGGCTGGCCGCCCATCGGGATACGCACGGACTACTGGAAAATATGGGTCACACCACCAGCAAGACGACGATTAAATATTACCTGACAGCCTGTAATCCAGAAGAAGTGCCTTCCTACTGGCAGATTTCCCCTGAAGACGGGAGTATTAACTAACCTCTGAGTGAGACTAAGGTATGATTTTGAAGAAATAAAATGGATATATCCTCATCCAGATTCTGATCCTCATAGCAGAGGTTATAAAAATCTTATTTTTAAATATAAAATTACAATAAAACTACAATATTTGGGAGGAGGAATAAAAAATTGACTGATTAAAAAGACCCTTAATTGTCATGTTTTTTTGATATATGCTCCTTAGATGGAAATAACCATTTCATGACACATGCAAAAATTCCCAAAACTCCAATAGTTGTACTTCCGATAAGCGTTATTAAAACTGATGATGAAGTACATATTCTTATAATACAACCAGCTTCAGAATTATTGAGAAACACTCCTAAAATAATGCCTAGCGTGCCGAAAGCAAATCCACCTGATACAATGTTTTTGAGGAGATCTTTGTAATAATTTTCTAATGAGATAATGTCATGATTATTAAAAACAATAGTTTTTCTTTTATCATGATTATCATGAAACGTATATACAATTCCGGCAATAATTCCCCAAAAAGATGATAATCCTCCTATTGTTACAGCATTATGTATCCACGAACATTCCCCAGATAACGAATTTAGCAAAACAAATACTAAAACTGCGGACAACCATAGAAAAATAAGTCCGTAAATACTCCATGCAAAATAACGTTGCATGAGATATATACGATCTTTATGTTCTAGTTCTCTGCTCTGGAAAAGGAGTGTATAAGTAGCAAGAGGGGGATAAGAGACCCCACCTGTAGTCGGAGGTTCAAAAGACCATTCAGGCGGGATGCTGGTGTTAGATGCCTGTTTAGATGAGGGGAAATTCTGATTGAGAGCCTCTTGTATTCGTTCTTGGTTGACTATTGGTTCTTGCGATCTCTTACCTTGATCCATAAAAAGCCTGGATTGAAGAATTTTCAATCTCGGAAAATCTGCAAGTGTTCCATGCTTTATCCCAAGGACCACCAGAGATATGGGATAGATTTGAAAGAGCAAAAGCTCCTAAGTGCCCATATTTTTCGTAAATACTCTTGATTATCAGATTTTCAGTATCTGTTAATGACTCATTCTCTGCAGTAGATATTGAGTTAATTGGTGAAGACCCATGAACACGTAAACTTTCGTATAGCATAGGTTCAACAGGCCCGAAAGGATATGCAAGAAAATGTTCCTTAATTAAGGGTTTGTTGACAATGGACAAAGAGAGAGCATGTGCAAAGTAAACGAGTTTTTGCACTTGCATATGAGTAAGCTTCTGATTTTCTCCAGCCGCCAACTCAATAAACCGATTAGCTATGACTAGGGAACTATGCATCTGGCTTCAGAGTAGTAGACAAAATTGAGATGGCAAGTCATTTTGTTGGCTTAGGTCATAAGGCTTCGTAAAATGGTATAGTCGCTTATGAAGCACTATAACACCAATTTAGACACGTTACAAAGCACCCTAGCCCTACGATGCCTCAAGAAGTAGGATGGCAACAAAAACCGCCCGCGTTTCCCAATGTGGACGGCTAACGGAAAATAAAAAGAGGATTTACCTATAGCACATTTACCCGGTGCGTCAAGCTTTCTCCCACCTGTCCAGCGTTTCCACATAGATGCCGGAGATTTTGCCGCCGTTTATGAGGTATAAAGTATATAATCTTTTGAGCGTCAAAAAATTACAGATAAAAATATCTTGCAAAAATCCTGTTTTTCTGTATATTGCCTCTGCCGGTTGATCCGGAGCGGATGGAAATGAGTTCATTCGTAGTAGAAAGGAATTAACAATGACTTGATCAAGTACGGTGAAATGGTACAACGGCTGATTGAACTTCTGATAGTTCTGTTCAGCTGACAAAAAGGCCCCGGCTGTTACCGCAGCCGGGGCCGATTGTTAGAAAGGAATGACATGATTCCTAGTGAATTGGTACATCCCTACTATGCCCTTTCTTCCGGATTTGTCAAGCGGGCGTTTGTCATGCCTTCTCCCAGCGTTCCAAGGTTTCCACGTGCACTGCGGAGAACTCGTCCGTATTTTTACAGATGCTGTGAAGAAAATACAGAAGGATCTAGTTCTGTTGTATTAGTGTTTTTAGTATCGGGTTATGAAGTAAGGATTTATACTAAGAATAAGTTGTTGTGATGAAAGACATCTAGGAAGAATTGCCTCTGGATTTTGTTCGAATCCAAGCTTCTTTACATCATTTCGCGCTTCAATATGTGCTGTTCCAACTGTTTTGTATTCCTCTGTTATATTTTTGGCAGCCCTAAGCAGGCAAGATGAGTATGCTCCTCCTTCACTGGTGTCGGAACTGGTCTCCCTCCATGCGCATGCATATAGCTTTGTATGATATTCTAATGAAGACATAATCTTTTCATCATATTTTTTTCTAATAACTTCAACGAAATTTTCCTTACGATTAGCCAAAAGAGTGGCACGAGAGGCTTTAATCATATCTATTTCTTCAGAAATGATAGAACGGCAACAATCAAAGATGGAAAGTTGTCTATTTGAAATGTCATTAAAAACCCTTTCATCGACATCATTATTTTCACTTAATTCAAGAACTGTTCTCATTTTATATGAACCGCCATGACCTGAAAATATAGTAATAAAATAATCTAATTTTTCTTTTTTGAATTTATTTAAGAATCTATTAAGATGATCTGTAGTGGTGTTATTTAGCGTTGTTATTTCGTCTTCATGCCAACATCCTCCAATATAGCTCATAAAGAATTTACGATAATTTTCGCAATCGATATTTACTCCTGGCAATCCGTTGTTATTTCCTATGATTAGTATGTGTTTTCTCATTGTTTTTATTTAATGTATTTATTAATGAAATCTCTGAAATCCGAATCATATCCATCAATATTTTCATTTGGATCAACAGGATTTTTCCAGTTGTATTGATGCAATCGAATCCATGATTTTATGTCCACAAAATCTTCTATTTTGGATTTGTCTTTGTCAAAGTGTTCATATGTTTTGTGTAAAAAGTTATATACTCTGTTGCAAAATATATCATATCTTGCATATTTTTCATCAGTTGAAACTTTTTCAGGAGTCCATGCCTTGGTAAAATACTGTTGTTCAAGGTATGGATATTGGACGGCTATATTTAATATATGTTCTAAATCCCTATCCAGTTCAGAACGTTCGTCTCTACGTTTAAAGTTTTTAATAGTACAAAGATTAACAATCGAAACGATAACACTTGATATTGCTATCACAATACTTACAATAGAGTATATTGTTGGTGATCCCATTTTATTCAGCGATAAAGTTAACGAGTTTGTTGACAGTATTGCCCAGAGTCTGGATGTCTCCGCCTAGGCCGTTAAGGAGGGATTTGAGTTGAGCTAGTTTTTTTTCTGCTAGCAGAGCTCTGTCTTGCCATTCAGAAGAGCTGACTGGCACGGATGATTGGCATGGTGTTTGGCTTTCCGAACGCCCCCAAAGGTAATCCATAGAGACACCGAAGAAGTCAGCGAGACGGCTTAATTCTCCGGATTTGGGGGCGGTTCTCCCTTTCAAATAGCTGGAGATAGTAGCTTGAGATATATTTGTCATTCTACCTAACTCATTCTGACTAAGACCTGTTGTTTTCAACAATTCATACGTTCGAGAAATAAATATTGGGTTTGCAATAATTTCTTGTTGCATTCGTTCGGTTTTGTTGTATTTGTTTTCCTGTAGCCGGTATTTGACATCCGACAAAGGACGTTAAAACCACCGCATGTGTAACAGTAGCAACATATCATATTATGAGTAAGACTCAACAGGAAACCGATAATGATACCGGGTTTGTGTTAACCCGGCAGTACCTTTACGACAAAGGCTACAATTATTCCTCCGTCACTAGGGCTTTGCTAGTGAGAGAAGGGATTGAGGTGTCAGACCAAACGATCCGCCAGATTTGCAAGGGGACGCGGACACCGAGGCCGGGATTAATTGAGGCCATCAAAAGGCTGCCGAAGGTTGTTGTGTGCTAATGAAAAGAACTCCGACCCCAAGAAGCCGGCAGCCTAATGGAAGAAGCCCTGATTGACGAATTTATCCGGCTCGGCTGGCACGAACTGTAACCCGCCCCCTGAACAACAATGAAAAAAATGACGAACGAACAATACTGGTTGCGCCGCGACCGCGCCGAGAAAATGGAATCCCTGTACGGCTGCCCGATAGACCTGCCGGAAAATGACCTCACCCCCCGGCCCGGTATCGTACAGAACCTTGTCTTTTCCGCTCTGCTGGTTGGGATTTTCACGATCATTTATTTCATCATTAATGCATTTCTATAATGAAAGAACAACAGTATGAACCGACCATGTCCCTTGCTCAAGTATGCAAGGCTGCCCGTGAAAAAACTGGTGAAAAACCCATTCACCCGACAAATGCGGCGAAGTGGATTGCCGCCGGGAAAATACGCAAACACGTTGTTTGTGGGCTTATTCGTCCCCGCTTTTACCTCTCCGAATTTATAGAGGACTACTACAGAAATATCGCGCCCCGTTCGGTTGCCAGAATCCGTTAACCCCTTCCAACTACCCATAAACAAAAAGGCCGGGGCCAGCAGGAACTGACGCCCGACCTGAATACAATCAAACAAGGAAATAATATGAGCCTATTACAAAACATCAAGCGCGGAGTGCAGCAGCGTCCGCAGCGTGTCATCATCTACGGGCCGGAAGGCGTGGGAAAATCCACGCTGGCGGCCGGGTTGCCCGCCCCCCTCTTCCTGGACACGGAAGAAGGAACCCAGCACATGAATGTGGACCGCATCCAGGTAGACCACTACGGCGCCATGCTGGAAGCCCTGCAGGACATCTACAAGGAAGCCCGGAACGGAAACCTCCCTTACAAAACGCTCGTCATCGACACGGGAGACCGCCTGTGGGACATGTGCGCCCGCCAGGTCATCAGGGACTACAACGCCTCCCCCAAAGACGGAAAAATCTCCTCCATTGAAAGCATCGGCTATGGAAAAGGGTACGCCCAGGCCAGCGAAATGTTCGTCAACCTGCTTTCCGTCTTTGACAACTGCCGGAGCGCAGGGCTGCACATCGCCGTCATCTGCCATTGCCGCGTGGAAACGGTGAACCCTCCGGAAGGGGAAGCCTACACCATGTACACCATCAAAATCAACGCTCCGGCCAAACAGGCCATCACCGCCAAGGAAAAACTCAAGGAATGGGGGGACGCCATCCTGTTCTGCAACTACGTGACCACCTTCACGGACGGAGGCAAGGCCAAAGGCGGGGAACTGCGTGCCGTCTACACGGAGCACCGGGCCACCTGGGAAGCCAAAAACCGGCACGGGATGCCCGCGGTGATGGCGATGGACGCCGGGGAAATCTCACGCCTGCTGTTTGGAGAGGGCTGCGGACCTTCCGGGAACGCTCCGGCCGGCGAAAAGCAGGCGCCGCCTCCCGCACAGCAGGAAAAACCGGCTCCCTCCCTGGCGGACCAACTGGCCGCGGTCATCAACGACGTGCCGGGAGCGCTGAACTTCCTCGCGTACAAAAAGGAAATCCAGCCGGGGCAGGGCCTTGAAGCCGTCTCGGAAAAATTCGCCTCCTTCATCCTCTCCGCCCCCGACCGGTTCAACACGGCCGTTCTGCAATACAACACCCCTGCCGCCCAATGAAACCCGTCACCTGCATCAACGTCGCCCGCGAAACCGGGCATGCCGTCCTCTCCCTGGACGGAGCGGAATACGCCGTCAGCCTGGACGACCTGCAAAAAATCCTCGCTGACATTGCCGGGCCCCGTCCGGCCCCGGCCACGGAACTATTGAGGCCGTCCCTGCTCCCCAAGCTGGCGCAATGCCCCTGCTATGTCTCCTCCCCTGACGCGGGGGAAGCGGCCCGGCGGGGAACCCGCATGGACGACGCCTTCCGGTCCCTGCTCATGGGAGTGGACGAATTCAGGGCGTGTGAACACCTGAAAGCCGATGAAAAAGAATCCATCCTCTGGGCGGTGAAAACGGTCCGAACGCTCTGCTCCGGCGAAGAGGTCATTGCCGACAAAAACCGCTGCGCCTTCCCGCAATGGCACCCCCGCGTGACAGGCGGGGAAGCGGACTGCCTCTGTCCCGCGCTGGGCAAACTCTTCGACCTCAAAAGCGGCCAAATCCGCAACTACTGGGAACAGCAGGCCTCTTACGCGAAATCCTTCATGGAACGGGAATTCCTGGATGAAATCACCTGCCACCTCCTCTACTGCGACCAGCAGCAAATCGTCACCCGGAAATTCACCTACCGGGAAGCCATCTCCATCGTCAACGGCGTGGTGGACGCCGTGGACCGCGGCGGCGGGCCGCGCCTCTGCGACTACTGCGGCTGGTGCGCCTCGCAGGACACCTGCCCGCTGCGGAACCGGGCGGCGCAGGAAATGCTGACCCTGGCGGAAGCCGGAACGCTGGAAGAAAGCTTCGCCGAAATCGCGGAAAACCCATCCAGGCTGGCGGAATTCGTCACCAAGGCGGCTGTGCTGGAAAGTTACGTCAAAAAAGGAAAAGAAAAAATCCTCGACTACCTCAACAACGGAACGGAAGTCCCCGGATTCAGGCGCGTCTCCCGGAAAGGCACGGACACCGTCGCTCCGGAAGACGTCGCCAAATACGCCACCTGGATTGGCGTCCCGAAACTCCTGAAATCCTATGGCCCGCTCAAGGCGGACGTCTTCCGCGCCCTGTTCGCGGAAGCATTGCCGGAACAACAATTCCCGGAAGAACTGGTCAGGACGGGGGCCGGCTCCTCCTACGTCAAAAAAATCTCCGTCTCCAAAACCGCAACCACCAAATAACCATTATGTTCAGTTACATATCAGAAGGCGAGCCCAGCGAATACGGATTCCTCCCCGCGGGCGTCTACGAAGGAAAAATCGTCAAAATGGAAGAAGGAATCTCCCAGGGCGCCAAAACGCGGGGATGCCCGCAGCTGGCCGTCCACATCAGAGCCTTCGGCCCTGAAGGGGCGGCGACGGTCCGTTACTACCTGACCAACTCGAAAGACCTGGCCTGGAAAATTGACCTGTTCGTCAAAAACGTTACCGGGAACGTCTACCAACCCGGCCAGCAGGTCATCATCAACCCGGCGGAATACCTCGGCAAACCCTGCTACGTCCGGCTCAACGTCAGACAGGGAGACAAGCCCAGGGCAGACGGGACTTATCCCGAATTCAGCAACTGCGAAGACGTGCTGGGGCCGGACGAAGCCCGGGCCATCATGGCGGCGCAGGACAGGACAGCGGCGGGGCGCGGCGGAGCGCCCCTGCCTCCGCGCCCGGCGGACCTGCCGGCCAACAACCACATGAGCGCCACGGCGGGACCGCCGGCGGAAGAAGACGAAATCCCCTTCTAATCAACAGCCATGAACAAGCCGATAACCATCATGCTGCCGATTGTTCCCCCGACGAAAACGCACCAGAACAAAAAAATCGTCAACATCGGGAAACACGCCAAACTGGCGGACACGAAAGAATTGAAACTGGTCATCAGCGATTACCTGACCCTGCTGAAACCTTATCAACCGGCCCGGCCCCTGACGGGGCCGGTCTCCCTGAAGCTGGCCTTCGTCTGGCCCTACCGCAAGAGCGAGCCGAAAAAAAACCGGATCGGGCTCATTCCGAAAACGACCAAACCGGACTGGGACAACCTGGCCAAAACCCTGCAGGATGTCCTGACCCGGTTGAGATTTTGGGAGGATGACGCCCAGGTGTATTCCGCGTCCGTGAATAAATGGTGGGGCGAAGAACCACAAATAACAATCACTGTGCAAGAAGGATCAGAGCAATGAAACGGAATCCTCACATCATCGTTCAGCAGGTTTGCCCCATGAAGAAAACCGACGACGGGAAATACGAAGTTCAGGCCGCGATTGTACACCACAAAGGAATTATCGCCCGCTATCGCATGGAGTACCCCACGAAACGGCATGCCCGGTGGGCGCAGCACCTTATTTGCACAGTGAAAAATGCTTCACGCCTCCGTTGTTCTGATGAACTTAAAGCCTTGATTGAGGAAGGACCCCGATGAAAACGCCTAAATGCCCTCTTTGCGGCACACCTTTGAAAGCCATACGAGGATATGATGCCCATGGGATAACAACCGATTGGGTTGCTGGTTGCTACAACTGCTTCTTCCAGAGTTCCCATTTTTGGAAAACCAAGAAGGCATGTATTGAAGATATGGATAGGCTTGTTTCTTTGTTTCCTCCCATCATGAGGGTTTGGCCGGGGGACAAGTTGCAAGTAGAGGATGGAAGCATTTGTGAAGTGATAAACGTTAATAAAAATCTAGCAATGATGGACGTGAGGAGAGGTGAAGGAAGACCGGTATTCACGATTGCAGATACTCATGTCATTAGATGGCCTTGGGAACTCGAACAGGAGGGAGGGACGGAGCAATGATTAACATCCTCTTATCCGTCAGGCGGCCTTTCTCCGGTTTTATCATGGACGGGGAAAAGAGATGGGAACTGCGTAAAAACGCACCCCGCATCCCCCGCGGAGAACACGTCACACTGTGGCTCTATGAATCCGGCCAGTACGGGACACGGGGCATCATCGGCAAGTGCCGTTTAGTTGTCACTGCTGGACTTCGACCATATCCCCCAAAGGGAATTTTAGAATGGACCATGAAGCAAGCTTGCGTGACGGAAGAGCACCTGCGGAATTACCTGCCTTGCTATGTCTGGGGCATCCAGGACCCCGTGAGGATTTCCACAGTGCCGCTCTCTGACATCGGCATGACCCGCCCGCCGCAGTCTTGGCAGTACCTTACTGACGAGCAAGCAGACATCTTAGAAAGGAGGCTCGCATGAAACTGACGCCTGAACAGAAAGCTTTTTACGAATACGGAAAAGCAGTCGAAACTCTCGAAACCAGAATTGAAAGGATTCGCAATAATGCCCGAATACGATTTAAAATGGAATATCACGAGCTGCCACTCCAATTTCGCGGAGGCTTATGGGACGACTTCCAACTGTACTACGCTATCGGCGACGTCCGCCGGAAGCGGGCCGCATGCAGGGCGTGGCAACGCCGCCGTTGCGAAACCTGCCTGAATGGGGATTACGAGTTTCCATACATATGCGATACGTGCTCACGAAGCCATTATGTTTCCGACAACTGGGAGCCGAGAAAGGAGGGAGAATCATGAAATACCTCTTTGACCTGCCGCCCCGTGACCTTGCACAGAAACCCTACGCCGTGGGATTGCCCCCGGAGGTGGATGCCTGGGCCAAGGCCAACAAGCACCGTATCGGAACCTATCGATCTTGGTGCAGGCCGCAATATTCCGTTTTTATCGGGAATGTCGATATGCTCCAGGAATTGTGCAACCTGTATGATGACTATGGGTTTATTGCCTACGGCAACACCAAGGGCGCTGCCGTTCAGCAGCTTTACAACAATCTCCAAATGCGAAAAGCCACGGTGGAAGATGCCTTGCGTTTCCTGCTGGGCTATTTGCAAGACCCGCAAGAGGCCAAGAAATACGTCGCGGCGTTTGGCGTGGATATGGCGGCGGACGGAAAGGAGGGGGAATGAACACTAGAGCACCACGGAAAAGGGCTCTGGCCCGGTATCTTGGAGGCAAAAACCGCATTGCCCCTTGGATTATCAGCTTTTTCCCGCCTCATAAAATCTACGTTGAACCCTTTGGTGGTTCCGGTGCGGTGTTGCTGAATAAACAGCCCGCCTGGATGGAGGTCTATAACGACCTTTATGACCGGGTGGTGAATTTCTTCGAGGTATTGCGGAACCCGGAGAAATCCGAACGGCTGGCCAGTTTGTTGGAATTGACGCCCTACGCTCAAACGGCCTATGCCCGGTCATTTGAGATTGCGGAAGACCCCGTGGAAGATGCCCTCCGCTTTGCCGTCAATAGTATGATGAGCTACGGCGGAGGAATCCACAAGCCGGGGTTCAAGCGCAACGGCTTACTCCGCACAACTCCCTATCCTCAAACATGGAGGGAATATCCCGAAATCGTTCGGGAATGTGCCGCCGAGCTGCGAAGCCGGAATATCGAGATCAACAACATGGACGCCCTGCAGGTCATGTCCCGGTACGATACGCCGGACACGCTGCATTACGTTGACCCGCCTTATGTACAGTCCTCGCGTAGTAGCCGCATGAGGTACGCTCACGAGTACGATCAACAGGACCATGAGCGGCTTCTTGTCTTTTTGAAGACCTTGAAAGGCAAGGTTGTCCTGTCCGGCTACGATTCAGAACTTTATTCCCGCCACCTTTCCGGCTGGCAGAAGGAATGCAAGGTCTCCCACGACACGCAAGGCGGCAAGAAGATTGAATGCCTGTGGCTCAACTACAACCCCCAACTGACGCTTTTTTGATTATGGAATTCATCAACATCCCAACAGCCTTGTTTTCCAGCCCCGAATATATCGGGGCGGAACCCATACAGCGCGCCACCTGGATCTCTCTGCTGGCCTGGTGCTGCGAACAGGAAAACGGCGGCATCATTGAGGGCTGCCGCTCCTGGGGCATGCGCCGCTGGATGCAGACCTGCGGCGTGACTGACCAGGAAATCAGCGTGGAAAACGAACTCTACCACTTTGACGGCGACAATCTCATCGTATTCGGATATCCGCATGAAATTCAGGAAACCCTGAAAACCAAAAGGAAAACCGCTCGTGAAAATGGAAAATTAGGAGGCCGCCCCAAGAAAACCCATGTTGAAACCGATATAGAAACCGACGTGGAAACCGAAGAAAAACCTACGTCGGTTATTTCAGAAACCAACGTAGGAACCGAAATAGGAACCAACGTAGCCCCCTATGTTGAAACCTATCCGAAAACCGTAAGGGAAGGGAAGGAAGGGAAGGAAGGAATTCACCCCCTTACCCCCTCTCCGTGCACCGTGGAAGAAGTCGAAGACCATCTTCGGGCCGCGGCCTTTGCGGGGCGTGTGCGTTTAACCCCCGACCAGATACCGGATTGCGCCACGGCCTACTGGGGAAGCCGGGACGCCGTCAACTGGACCCGTAGCGGCATTCCCGTGACCAAATGGCAATCCGACGCCATCAGCTTCGCCACCTCCTACGCCGTCAACCATCCGCCACCCCCTGGGAACGGAGACAAAGACCCTTACAGCAACCTTGAAGAACTTTAACAATCAACAATTTCAAAAAAACATGATCGACTCTCAGACACTCATCGACGCCGAAAAACTGGTGCTCTCCCAGGCAATGGACGGCTCCCTGGCCTTTGCGGACCTCCGGGACAAGGGCATCAGCCGCCAGACATTCAGCCTCCCGGCGCACCAGCAAATCTGGACCGCTCTGGAAACCGTCGCCGGCACGGGAGGAACCGTGGACGCCCTCACCGTCATCGCGCGCCTTGAAGCCCAGGGCCAGCTTGACGCCGTGGGAGGACACGCCGGAGTCGTGGAAACGGCCACCTACGGAGCCCTTGCCCGGTACAAAACCGCAGCTGCCCTGGAAATGGTCACGGAAGCCGCCAAAAAACATGCGCTGCTCGCGTTTGCCTCCCGGATGGCGGAAGCCGCCGGCGATCAGCTCAAAAGCGCGGAAGAAGCCCTTGATGAAGCCGAGCGCGGCATGTCCGCCCTGCGGGACCGGTGCGGCGTCCGCCAAACCGAAACCATCCGCGGAGCCGTGGGAACCATCATTGAAAACCTGCAATGGCGCATGAACAACCCCGGCGCCATCAAAGGAATCTCCTCCGGATACCGCCGCCTGGACCTGACCCTGGACGGCCTGCAGCCCGGCGCCATGATCGTGCTTGCCGCCCGGCCCGGAGTCGGGAAAACCGCCGCCCTGGTCAACATCCTCACCAACATCTGCCTTGAGGGACACCCCGTGGGCATGTTCAGCCTGGAAATGCCGAAATCCCAGCTCCTGGAACGCATCCTCTACGGCATGGCCGGCATCAACTCCGACGACATCCGCCGCGGCAAGCCGATGACGGTCGGACAGCAGCAGCATTTCACGGCCGCCGTCAGGAAAATCACGGCCGCCCCGCTGCACATCGACGACGAAAGCTCCCTCACCATTGACAGCATCAGAGCCCGCGGCCGCCGGATGGTCCGGGAACACGGCGTCAAATGCATCGGCGTGGACTACCTGCAGCTGGTGCGTTCCACGACCCAGCAGGCCCGGGGAAGCCGGGAACGGGAAGTCTCGGAAATCTCCGCCGGCCTCAAATCCCTGGCCAAGGAACTCAATATTCCCGTCCTGGTGCTGGCCCAGCTCAACCGCGACGTGGAAAAAAGAGCCGGGAACGCCCAGGGCAAACCGGTCGTTTCCGACCTGCGCGACTCCGGATCCATTGAGCAGGACGCCGACCAGATCATCATGATCCACCGCCCCTACATGTACAAGCCCGACAAGCACGACCCCACGGAAGCGCAGTGGATCATCGGCAAAAACCGCTTCGGCCGGCTGGGGCGTATTCAATTCCGCTGGACCGCGGAACTCACAAAATACGAGGAAGAACAGAATTATCCCGTCACCAACAAATGAGACCCCCCAAACCATCCCTGCGAAAAAACAAGCCGACGCGGCGAGGAAAGCCCGGATCCTACAAACTGCGCTTAACGCTTCTGGTAGATCCCAGAAAGAAAGGCAAACTTGTCGAGCTGGGACTTGGTACTAACGACAGACAGGAAGCCGAAGAACGCGCCAACAGCATTATCAATGCTCTGGAATCCGCCGGACTCTACCGTCTTCCCGCCGTCCGCATTCTGGAACATCACGTAGCCCAATTTGGCAAGATTGAACCTCCCCCCTTTGAACATCCAGAATTGCCTCTATGGTAACACCCCTGGAAAAATTCCTGGCAAAACATCCCACACCCTCCGGCATGGATTCAAAGGAATGGGCTGCTCTGAACGCTGCCATGAAGGAAAACAAGTTTTTCTCTTCCAAGGTGGAGAATATCAGATTGCTGGAACGGCTGCACAGGTTGATTAAGAATTATCTGACAGGAGAAAAGGAGACTTTACCCAATGGGGAAACGGTTATCAAGGTAGGAAGCGCCGCGGACTTTTCCAACCAGGCACTTCAATGGCTCCAAACCGAGGGGCTTGTTCCACCGGACGCCGAAGGCCCGAAGTATCACAACGATATTAAAAACATCGGTGCTCTGGCCCGTCTGAAGCTCATTTTCAAGACCAACGTCCGGCAAAGCATTGGGGCTGCTCAATGGGAGGCATCCATGAAACCAGCCAATCTCAAAGCATGGCCTGCTTTCCGGTTCATCCGCTTTCCGGGAGCCAAGACAAAGCGGCTTGTTCATGTCGTCAACGAAGATGCTGTCCGGCTTAAAACCGACTTTACTTTTTGGGCAGACGAAATGAACGCCGCCAGCCTCGGGGGCTTTGAGGTCCCCTGGCCGCCGTTCGGCTTCAACTCCTACATGGATCAGGAGCCTGTTTCCCGGGAAGAATGCGAACGGCTGGGACTACTCAAACCCGGGGAGCCGTTGAAGCGTCCAAGGGGTGCGGAGCGCTTCGGGATTGACCTGATTGAACGGTACGGGTACGGCAAGAAGGCCAGTACGGCGAAGTTGCCGGAGGAACTGAAGGCCAAATTGAAAAAGGTCTATGAAGACCGCTGGGGAGTCAAACAGGACAAATCTGATGAGGTTGTCTTTCCCTCACAGGAAGTGGCGAAAAAGGCCAAGGAAACGGCGGAGAAAGTCATCAAGGTTCCCTCTGCTCCCATTCCTGCGCCAGTCTCAGCCGTCACGCACACGGTCAGCCTGGGAGATGTCCCCAAGGTGAAGATGCCTGCCCCGTTGACGGATAAGGAAGCTGATGACCTTTTGCGAAGCGTTACCGGGGAAGTGTGGGCAAAGGCATCCAGACTGGAAAAGAACGCTTTGTTTTCCTACACCGGAAATGGATATGCCCGCATCAACAACGATTTGAGGAAGGGGAAGTCCAACGCCAAGGCGAAACAGATCGCCAAAGTCATTGACAGATGCAAAGTGCCTCAAGACATGGTTGTTTTCCGTGGCTGTGGGGTTTACAAGGAATTGAAAGACGCTTTGAACTGGAAAGGAGAAGAAATAACAGACGAGCTGGTTGATATGCTCAATCTCTCCGTAGTGGGAAACCCTCTCAAAGACGAAGGTTTCATGTCTGCTGCCGTAGCGGAGGGGAAAGGATTCATGAACCGTCCCGTGTTGTTCAGAATTCTCCTGAAGAAGAAAACCCGTGCCATTTATGCAGAGCCCTTTTCCAGATTCGGGGCAGGGGCCGGTAAGGGCTGGGACGGCCTTAGCCCGCAAACCTATTTTAGCAGTGAAGATGAAATCATCATCCAGAAGGGAGGAACCCTCAAATTTCTCCAATTCCATAATCAGAACGGGAAATTGATCATTGACTGTGAATTGATACAATAATGATATGAAAGAAGAAACATCACCAGCGCACAAGAGAATTTGGGAGTCTGATTTCAAAGGATGCAAAACATCCCACCCTCTCCTGATGAAATGCCTTTTGTGCTCCAAGAAGAAGCTCAACCCGGGTAGTATGGAATGTAGCGCTTATGAGCGTAAACCTGATAGTATCCTCTACGATAACGCGGACTGCCCCAGCTTTGAACGCTGTATTGACGCGGAAGGGCTGCGCTGGATTGAAGGATATGTGAAACTCTCCGGAAAGGCGTACGTTCCCCGCCAGGACGATATACCTCCGGCAGGGTGGGAAAAAATCAACAAGGAGTATGCGAAATGAAGAAAGAGAGGACCGGGAAGAAGGGAAATGTTTCCAGGTATAGCGCTGCCCTCTCTGAACGCATTTGCGGTCATATACGTTGCGGGGATAGTCTGAGGAAGGCTGCCGAAAAGGAAGGCATTCCCCATCCCACGGTGATGAATTGGGCCAGAGAGAACGCGGATTTTGCAAACCAATACGCGCGCGCGTGCGAGGAACGGCTTGCCGCCCTAGAAGACAAGTTGCTTGACCTTGTGGAGAAAGGGCATGAAGTGGCCCCACGTGCCGAAATAGGGGGAACCATGTTGCAGGCGGTCAAGTTGGAAATAGACACACTCAAATGGATGCTTGCCAAGCTGATGCCGAAGAAGTACGGAGACCGTGCGGCGTTGGCTCTGGAAGGTGGAGAAAAAAACGTAGAGGTGACCCATAAACTTCCAGCAGAAGCAATCGTTCCGTTAGTGACAGCCTTGAGAGAAATATGGTCCGAAGAGGAAGAAAGCTAGGGGCTCCGGTCAGGCCGGAAGACTCTCCCGTCATCTTTGCCGCCCTGATTCTGGGGGAAACAGGGCTGTACAAATGGCAGATGCGGGCCCTTGAAAGGGCTGCCCGGGGAAAGCGGGTTGCCCTGCGCGCTGCTAATGGTTCCGGCAAGACGGACAAGGTAATTGGTATCCTTGCCCTATGGTTTCTCTGGCGCTACCCCCGTGGGCGTATGCCTATTACGTCCGGCTCATGGCGCCAGGTAAAAAACCAGCTCTGGCCTGCCCTGGAACGGCACCGGAACAACCCATCCCTTGCGGGCTGGAAATGGCTCAAGAATTGCCGCGTGGAAACGCCGGAAGGGGGATTCATCGAAGGCTTTTCCACCAACCACGCCGGGAAGGCGGAAGGCTGGCACGGGCGTGTGACGGACGAATTCAAGGATGAGCGGAAGGAACAGGATGAGGAAGACCCCCGCAGCGAGAAGAAAGCCCGTCTGTTTGACGTTGACGAGTTTACCGGAGATGATCCTTCCTCCCCCGTGTTTTTCGTGGTGGACGAGGCAAAGACGGTTCCTGATGAAATCTTTGACGCCATTGAACGATGTACGCTTCAATTCTGCATCTACCTTTCATCCCCAGGCAAGCCGGAAGGGCAATTTTATCGCTGTTTCCACGAGGAAAAAGAACTCTTCTGTCCGATGGTGGTAACGGCCTTTGATTGCCCCCATATCTCCCAGGAGCGCATTGACCGCATTCTGGCCCGTGTGGGGGGTAATGAGGATGATTCCTATTTCCGTTCCGTCGTGCTGGCGGAATTCACGCTGGAAGGAGATTTGTACATCATTGACCCTGGAAAACTGGAATGGGGTCAGCGGCAGCCCTACGAGCCGCGCAGGGGGCGCCCCGTGGCCTTCCTGGACATTGCCGCGGGCGGGGATGAAACAGTCCTTGCCATCTGCGACGGAAACGAAGCCTGGATTGAATACGCGGAACGACAGCGGGACACGGTGCAGAGTGTCCGCAAGTGCATTGCCACCCTCAAGGGGCTGGGCATTGCGGATTGTGATTTGTGGGTGGACGCTCCGGGCATGGGCCTGGCTGTCATCAGCGATTTTAATGAATCAGGTTGGTATCCGAATGAGTTCTTTGGGAACAACCCTCCGGAAGACCGCGACCGCTACATCAATCTCTCGGCGGAATGCTGGAATGACGCCGGACTGGAACTCATGACCGGGCGAGTGCATATCAGGTCCAGGCGGCCGGACAAGACGCTTTTCGTGCAGTTGACTACCCGGAAGAAAGAATATGCGGACGATTCCAGGCTCAGGAACGAGAAGAAGGAGAAAATGAAGGCTCGCAACCTGTCTTCTCCTGATCGCGCGGACGCCTTGCTGGGGGCTATATGGGCTTCCTTTCGTGGATCTTCCGGAGTTTGGACAGGAGAGGGCAACAGGCCTATTGTGGGCAAGAGTCAGCACGCCGTCAAACATACGGGGAAATTTTATCCCATTTAGGACTGTTCGTAGCCCATTTTGACATTGTTGTACCCTCCCTCACGTTGGGGCGATAATGCGTGCATGAGGCAAGCCGCCAACTACAACGTACACGCCACGGAATCCCTGCCGCAGTCTCTTGCGCTGCATTTTATTTCTCCTTCCGGTGAGGATATGGACATCAGCGGCATGACGCTACGCGGCGCGGTGGTACAGGATGGGGTGATCATGCTGGACTGTGCCGTTACGGGGGTGAGTACGGCATTGGTGACATGGCCGAGGCTGGCCGCCGGATGCGGCGCATATGATATTTTTCTGACCGACGCATCGGGCAAAGAATACCCCTTGTTGAAGGGAGCCGTGCATGTAATGTCCCGCGTTACGCCTCCGGACGGAACGAATGAGGCCGCGGCCGTGGCCGGTGCTCTTGATGTCTCCATCCCCGAAACGGAAGACGGCTCCGTGACCATTGTGGAAAACCCGTCCATTGTGGTCGAGGAACTTGTACGACAGGCCGAAGCGGCCCGGGATGAAGCAGAGCAGCTTGTGGAAACGCTGGAAGAACAGGTGGAAAGCGGGGAATTGGTCAATGAGGCTGTAGCAAATAAATTGCCGGGAGCTCTCAAGGAGGCGGGCGTGGAATTGGCCGCGGCAACCGGGCAATCCTCCTTGTCCAGCGGGGACGCCGCCGACACCTGGACCATCGTCGGAGGCTATGCAATGACCTGGGGAGACGAGATTCTGGCCGGGCATCTGCCCGACAGCTGCCGCCTGACGAGTATTTCAACCGTGTATTTTTTTGACGATCCCGCCCTGAATCAGTATTGCCTGCGGATTTGGCGGCTGACGGACGGCGCTTACAGCCTGATCGGCACCTCCGCCTATGTGTCCGATTTGAGCAGCGGCCAGACGGCCACGTGGGTATTCACGCCGGGCGTTCCCCTGACGCGTGGGGATGTCATTATCATTCAGGTGTGCGAAGGGATCGAGATGACGCCCTATGCCTTAGGGATGCACGCCGTTCTTACTCCGTCCGTCCCCGGACGCGGTTTGATCACGGAGGTGTCCAACCCGCCCGCCGTGAATGGCACGATGGCCCCCATGATGACTGTGGTGGTGGACTATGACGACGGCATCACCCTGGGAGGGATGGAACTGGCTACCGCGCGGCAACTGGATAGCCTGGGGAGGGATGTGCGGCAATCTTCCGCGACCGCCGAGGCTGCGGCGCGGACGACTGGCCAGTCCGCCGCTGCCGCGTCCACGGCTGCCGATAATGCCGCGACATCCGCCACCAGCGCGGCCAACTCCGCGACGGCGGCGGCTAATGCTCTGGCGGCCATGCCGCAGGTGGACGCCTCCGGCAACATGACGCTGGCCGGAGGTCTGACGGCGGCCGGGGCTATTAACGCCAATGGCGGCGTCAACATTCCGCTTGCCGTGGGTGCGCCGACCGATACGGGCGCGGTTAATCGCTTTTATACGTCAGGATTGGCCGGGGCTGTATCAGCGTTGGTTCAGCCTATATACCTTAATTCCAGTTCGATCACAGTCGCGGGTTCCATTTCTAAATCTTCCAAAGGTACTCTTGCCGGGTTGACGCAGCGTTTTTCGGTGGGCGCGGCTTCTGCCGATTCCAATGCGTACGGGTCAGCGGTTATTCCCCTGACAGGACCTAACGGTCAATTTAATTACAGTTCCGTGTGCGGATTTTCCCTTGCGGTCAACGCGACAGCCTTCGCTAAATTTACTTTTGGCATAGGCCGCGGCTCAAAAACCAACAGAACCGGGTTGACGATGGATTCTTATTCTATGATTCCGGGGAACGAGCTGGCCGTCAACCATGGGGAAATCATCGATGTTACCATCAATACTCCTTACGATACTGTCCGCAAGGGGTATGAAATCAGAGTAAGGGAAATCTTTTATGTATCGTCCGTTGGACACTGGCAGGTGAAGACGACAACCGTATTTCTTCCGGTAGGCCATAATGAGCTGATGCCAAACGGGCTGAACAGGCTTATTTACATGCAGAGCGGGCCGCCGAGTACAGCAGTGCGGGAGGAAAAGGCGGCTCTTTATATGGAGCTGGGAGGCGGCAGTACCAATACCCTGTTCAAGATAGCTTCTCTCCGCGGCTTCATCGCTTTCGAGGCAGGAACAGGCGTAAGCACCCTGATTATCGACGCGCGCAATGAGAAAACATATGCCCTTTCAGCCGACGCGGGCACAGGCACCAGGCACCTTTATGCCAATGGATTGACCAATCCAACCTATCACGCATTGGAAGCAATGGCCATTAACGCCATTGAATCCGAGGAAACGGCGGATTTTGTGGATATTAACACCCCCATTGAAGAATCATGAATGAAGAAATACAAATTCAGTTCCCGCAGCCCGGCAACTGGCAGGAATTCACCCTGACGGCCATTTATCAGGACAAGGGCGGATATAGACCTCCGGCGCGCTACACTCCTGCCGATATACCCGCGGACCATGCCCCGGCCATGCAGGCGGTAGTTGCTGCGCTGGTGGGATTGGGTGAGGACTGGCAGGCGGTGCAGGTGTGGGCAAGGCTGGGAAAAGATGCCATAACCCTCGCGGAAGACGGCACCTATACAATGATTGATGGAGTGTGTTTGACCGTTGAGGCCGTCAATCCACAGGGCGGGCGCAGGATTTTTACAGCCTCGGACTACCCGGCTTTTATCATCACGGAACCCGCCGCCGTGGAGTTTTTCAAGTTTTTCACCTCCAAACAATAAACCATGAACATCAATAAACAAGACATTGAAAAGGCCCAGCAGGCGGCATCCGCCCGCTGGGGGAATTGGGTCAAGTACGTCATCGGTGCCATTATCGGGGCGTTGGCCGCTGCTGGCTATATCACCGTAACTGGCTGCGGGCACTCCGTGGACGTAACGCCGGGCCGCACCGAGGTATGCAAAGACGGCTCCTGCCTCGTCATTGAGCAGGGGCATATTTCCTATTCCCAAGCCCAGCCTGTTACGGACGTTCCGCCCGTTATTCAGGTCATCCCCTCCAAGAAATAAGGCCATGTGCAAACCCCTTAAAGAATATTTGGCCGTTGTGCGGGAATATAAGGATACGATTGTGATGTTTATCGGCATCGCAGCGTGCGTGTTCGTGTATTGCGACTTCCGCGCCCTTGCCGCTACACAGGCGGAGACGGCCGCCAAAACAGCGGAAATCCTGCGGACCATGGACGGGCGGCTTTCCGCCCTGGAACATCAGAGAGGAGGCCGTAGCGGTGAATAAGCTGCTGAATCCTTCCGTTCTTTTGCCGCTGATGGGGTGCGTGATGGCCGGCATTTTTGTCGCCTACGGCGACACGACGGCGGGCATTGCCGCGTTCTGTTTCCCCATTGCGTGCCTTGTGTTCCTCCGATGTGCGGAACGCTGACCAACTGTAAAGTTTTTCTTACAAGTTCCCTTTATCTAATAGCCAATAGTTTACAATATGAATCCTACAGAAAGAAAGATGGCCGCGGCTATCCTCCGGTTTGAAGACAGCCGCGTCACCGGGCCGGATTCCCTGCGCGTTTCCCGCCTTCCCTCCGCCGACAAGGGCGGCAAGTGGGAGATTTGCGGCATTTGCGACGGCATTGAACCGGCCGTGTTTAACAGATTGAAGGCCTTGCTGGATGCCGGAAGACGTGAAGAGGCCTGGGAAGGTTGTCTCCAGTACGTCCTGGATAATACCGCCGCCGTGCGTTCCTGGCTGGGTTCCGACGCTTTTCCGGCCACGGAGTTTATGTTGCGTGACCATTTTTTCAATTCCGGGAGCAGGAATACCGGGAAGATTTTGCAGCGCGCGCTGAACATTCACGGCGCCGGGCTTGTGGTGGACGGGATTGTCGGCCCCAGGACCCGGCAGGAGTTGCAGGACCAGCTGGCCGCCACGGGTGAAGCGGTGTTCCTTATCGCTCTGCAGGAGAAGCGTCAGGCGTTTTACCGCTCTTGCAAGCAGTTTCCTGTGTTCGGGAAGGGCTGGCTGAACCGCTGCGACGATGCGTTCAGCATGGCGCAGGAGCTTGTTTAATCCTTAAATCTCTATTCGTTCATGGCATTATTTCCCAGGCTTCGCGGCAAGGTGAAAGAGGCGGTCCAGATATTGGTTTCTCCGTTTGCTGATCATAAATTCAAGCACTGGCCAGCCTCCGAACTTGACCCGGAATCCCTGAAATCTCTGAAAGAGTCCATTGCTTCCGGGCGGCTGGACCGGCAGGAACAGCTCTTTATGGCTATGCTGGAAAAATGGCCGCGTCTCCGGAAGAATCTTGGGGAAATAGCAAACGCCGTTGCCCGCATGGAATGGACAGTCATGCCCTGGACGGAAAAAGGACAGCAACCGACCCCGGAAGCGCAGGAAATGGCGGAGCTTGTCGAATCTGCCTTCTGGCGGTCAGAACCGGAACCGGACACGGTAGAGCAGGGAGCAGACGATTTGCTCAAATCCCTGACCTATATGCTTACTTGCGGCAACACCGTTCATCAAATCAAATGGGCGTCGGATGATATCATCTACCCCCGCTGTTACGAGCCTCTTTCCGCTCAATTTTACGCATGGGAATATAACTACGGCAGGAAGGATCGTTTGCTCCTTTTCCGCAACGGCCTGGAAAACGACCTGGAAGGAGAAGAATTTCCCCCGGACAAGTTCCTGATTGGGCTGAATAAGGCCGACGTGTTCCACCCTATTTTTGGCGCCAAGCTCCGGTGTCTTGTGGGATGGTTCGGAGCCGCCTGTTACGGGTTGCCCTGGCTGATGACGTTTTGCGAGCTTTTCGGCATCCCTTTCCGGACGGCTAAAGTCAGGGGTGACGAAAAAGCAAAAACGGAGGCGGCGGAAATGCTGCAAAACCTTGGTTCCGGGGGATGGGCCGTCACAACGCAGAATATGGAGTTTCAGCTTCATGACGCCGTAAAGGGAGCCAACGGGCTGCCCCAGGCGGATTTGATCAAACTGGCGGACGAACAATGCGACAACCTGATCCTGGGACAAACGTTGACCAGTTCCAAGGGGGACGGAGGGGCGTATGCCCTTGGCAAAGTGCATGCCGGTATCCGCAAAGAGGTCATTGAAGACGCGGGGCAGGCCGTGGCGAATATTCTCAATTCCCAACTCATTCCTGCCATCATCCACTTGAATTACGGGCATATTCCTTCCCGTCTCCCTCAATTTGTTCCCTCTATCCGCGGCATTGACGCAGAAGCCCTGGAAACGGTTGCCAAAGCGGCGGAAATCATGGATGTAGGAGAAGAATTCGCCCGCACCATCGTCAAGATACCCAAGCCGCGTTCCGGCGAGCCTGTCTTGAGAAAAGCCCCGTCTATCGGTTCCGCTCCGGGCCAATACGGGGATGCCGTTGAAGCCGCTGCCTCCGAGGGAAAAAACTAGCTCCGCTCGCCCTGGCCGTCGAGTTGGAGCAGGACGCGGAAAAGGCCGCAGAAGAAATTTTACAGGCGTGGGCCGAGCCATGCGCTGATTTTGTCCGGGAATTGATCGGCAAAGCCCGTTCCGGGCTTTCTGATCATGAATTTCGGGCGGAACTGGCCGCTGTGCTTGCCCGCCTTCCGGAAATGGACCTCACCAATGATGATTTGCTGCAGGAAGCCCTGTGGGACGCCAGCGCGGAAGCTTACCGGAAGGGGTGGGAAATCAATCGGATTGAAGACGAGATATGAACCTGACGATCGACTTGAACGGTGTTGACCCGGTAATTGCAGAAGTGAAAAAAATAGCAGCTCCGGAAAGTTTGGCGAAAGCCAATGAACGCATGGGGGAGGGAGTGAAAAGCTGGCTTTCGTCCTGGTACAGGAACAAGGCGGAATCCGGACACTTTGAAAACACGTCCCTGCCGACCCACGGGCCTGGAAGGAAGAAAACCGGGTGGGCCAACGACATTGCCCGAAACTGGTTTGCCGAGACGACGGCGGACGGTGCCCGCATCTACCTCACCGGGCAGGCAGGGGAGGGGAACGGGGGGGAACCTCTAGACCTTGCACAATCCCTGTTATTGAAAATCTACGGCGGCACGGTGACGGCCAAGCGGGCCCAGGCGCTGACCATTCCTGTCATTCCGGAGGCGCACGGCGTTCGCGCTGGCGCTTACGCCTCTATGACGGGCCGCAAACTTTTCACTCTTCGTAAAAGCATCCTCAACCTTCGCAACAGCATGACCGGCTCCGGATTGGAGCCGGGCTGCCTTTTTGAATCGGACGGGCATGGCGGAGTCAGGGCCGTCTATAAGCTCAAGAAGTCGCAGATCTTTGCGCCATGGCCGGAGGCTTTTCCGGATATGGAAGAACTTACGGGCATAGCATTCAAACACTTCATGGATGCCATGCTTGATGACGGGGGAGGTTCCGAAGACTGGATAAATTGACTAGGAGAGCTAAGCTGAAAGACGGTGTAAAATAAACCGCCGCAGAGGGGAAACTGCGGCGGAGTAGAAAAAAGATTTGTTATAGAAATAGTTTTATTTCTTTTTTAAAATATAATGTTCGGATAAGATTCCTTGATTAATTGATCCTTCTTTGTCTGACAACATTAATTTACTACCATCAAGTATTTTATAATAAGATTTTTCATTAGAAGAGGTTAGAGATAATTCAATCAAGTTTCCATTTATCAAATTATAATGACCTTTTGATTCGAAAGTTGCGCTTTTTTCTCCTTCTCCTATATATTCGCTCCTCAGTATATAAGTTTTATCCTTATTTAATGTCAGTGTCGTCTTTATACCTTCACAATCGGCAGCGGGAAGAGTTCCTTCATAAGTGCCGTAAAAATTAGAATTTTCCGACTTGTTTTCTATTTTTGTTCCACCGTTTTCAATTTGATCATGATTCTCTTGAGGAGCATTGCAACCGGTTATGACAACTAAACATGTGGCCCATAAAAAAATCATTTTCATGGTAAGTACCTTTCTTTTTTAATTAGTGTTTTTTCTTAATTCAATAGAGCAGGGATTGAGAAATCAATTCTCTCCCAATACCATTATAATATTACGTAAAACTTTGGGAGGTGGCAAGATATTATTCTCGGCCAGCCGGGATTTTATTCCTGATCGTTACGGCTTGAATATTTTGTAGCCCATTTTGCGTCTATTGCCCCATACCTCCACTGTGCCTCATCATGGGGGCATGAGTACGCTGATAACGACGGTAGCCGGCAACCACGGCAAGGCTCCCATGGCTATCCTGTGGGCCCCCAAAGGAGAACATACTATTAAATGCTCGCTCAACGGCCAGCCGGGAACGTGTGTGGTGCGGGTAACGTCCGACTGCGTTCCCCGGCTCAATGCCGACCTGGAAGCCAAGCTATCCAGCAACGTCAAACCGGTTGGGCTCTATGATCATGAGATGGGGCCCGCCTCTTACAAGCCGGGACGGTTTGTGTGGAACGAGGAAAAAGGCGTTGTGTTGGAACTGGAAGGATGGACGGAGAAGGGAAGAACGGACGTGGAAGGCGGCAATTACGGCTATCACAGCCCCCGCTTCCGGCGCGACAAGGGAACCGGGGAAATCCTCGGCCTGTTGCCGGAATCCATAGAAGTAGGTTCCTTGGTCAATGACCCCGCATTTGACGACATCGAACGCATTGCCGCCAGCCGAATGGAGGGCGACGTAGCCCATTTTGACGACGTTGAAGACCCCGGGAAACCGGGCGACAATAGAGACCTTGAGAAGCCCAAGGAGGGCCTCGACCAGCAAGACAACCATACAACCAACCGAGACATGGACATCACTAAACTCGTTGCCCTCGGCATTTTGACCGAGGAAGAAGCCAAGGCTGAAAATGCCGAGGCTATCGTGTTGGAGCGCATCAAGGCCCTGCAGGACAAAGGCAAGGCCAGCTCCGACGAATTGGAAGCAAGCAAGAAGGAGCTGGCGAAATGCCAGGAAGAAATTGCCGCATCCAGGAAGCAGGTGAAGGAACGCGCCGTCCAGGACGTTGCCGATGCCATTGCTGCGGGCAAAATCGCCCCGAAGGATGAAGCATCCAAGACCTTTTGGGAACGAGCCCTGACGGAAGACTATATTGCCGCCAGCAAGCAGTTGAACGCCCTGCCGAAAAATCCCGCATTCGATGACGTGAATGCCGGCAAGCCGGAAGGCTCCCCAAAAGAACCCGTCACGGGAACCGCGGCTCTTCGCAGCTCCTTTGAAACCGAACTCAATAACCTGAACAAGTAATATGCCCGCGAAAGAATTTATGACCCTGCTGGACGTGCTTCAGCAGGAAGGAACAGGATCTATCAAGGCCCTTGACGCAGTCCGTTCTGTTGGACTTGCATCCCCGGAAGTAACCGCGTTTCCCGTTACCGTTATTGACGGAACGCAGTACGAAATCAATATGCCCACCGGCATTCCCCGTTTCGGGTTTCGTCCGGCCAATGCCGGAGCCAAGAACCTGACGACCGAATACACCAATAAAACCGTTAAGTGTTACTACATTGACGGACCTATTGCGGTGGACAAGGCCGTTGTCACCAGCTCCGCCAGGGGGGCGCAGCTGCTCACCAAGGAAACCCGAAGCGTTACGTTGGGTGCCATGGCCTCCATTGCCCTGCAGATGTGGTACAGGCTTCCGGAACAGGAAAATGTGTTCCCGGCTATTTCTGAACAGATGGGGGATTATATGACCATTTCCGCGGATCCTTCCAAGCAGGAAGACTCGGAAGCCAACCGCGCCGACAACTCCGGAGCTTCCGCTTACCTGGTCATTTTGGGTGACGACTTCCTGCACTCCATATGGGGGAACAAGAAGACGCTTTCCATGTCTCCGGTGCAGGAAGAGACCGTAGCCAGGAATACGGAAGACGGGGAATCAGGAACAATGAGGGCCTATACTTCCCGTTTGGAAGGCTGGACGGGCATTGCCGTGGAATCTCCGTTTTCCGTGGCCCGCATCAAGAACATCAGCGCCCAGCATCCCTTGACGGACAAACTTGTCGCCAAGGCGAAGAGCCTGTTTCCTGCGGCCTTGCGCGGCATGATTTCCTATGTGGTTATGAACGGCAATGTGAAATTGCTGTTGCAGGAATCCAGAACCCTTACGCCTGCCACCGGAAACGGCGGAACGGGCATGATCGCCCCTGAACCCGATTCCGTGATGGGAATCAAGATTCTGGAAGTGGATTCCCTGCTTGATGACGAATCACTGTCCAGTGTCCGCGCCGCATTTGCGGAAGACTTTTTCCGCGCCCGTCGCAACTCCCTTGCCCTCAAAAATTAACCTTTTATCCGCAGAAAGGAGAAACACACCACATGATGAAGAATATGTACCGCAATGACGAAGCGCTTACGATCCGTCTGAAGATGCCGGGAACCGGAAAGACGGTAACGTCTGCCCCGATTCATATCGGACAGAAAGGAGGCATCGACAGCGCTGTCATTTCATTGAAGCACGAAGAGCTTCCCGCGCTGGCCGCCGGCAAGACGATGACCCTCACCGTCGAATCGTCCGAGGACGGTGATGCCTGGACGGAACTGGATTCCCCGAAGCTGGTTGCGACGGGGGGTGAGAGCAATGGTTCCGGCTCCGGAGAAGTGTTCATGCGCGTTCCGTTGGAGGCCGGCCCCTGGCTGCGCCTGAAAATCGCAGCTGAAACGTCCGCAGGCGACAGCACGGCACAGGAAGCCGTCCTTGCCGTCAAGGTATAACCTTATTGAAACAATGGCCCTCGTAAGGATTACTCCGGAAGCGGTTGCCCGCTATTGCCAGGACAAGGAAATTACTTCCATTGCCCGGGACAAAATCAGCGACATCATCCGCGAGGTCTGCAACGAGGTGGCGTCTGCAGTCAACTCCTGCCCCAGAAATGCCAGGATTGCGATGGATTCCAGTTCCGTTCCCGCGGAGTTGGTATTCACCACCTGCATTCTGGTGCGGGATGCCGTCACCAGCTCCGTGCCAGGTTCAAGCGAATCCCTGCAGGGGACGGCGCGGGCGGCTCAATATCAGGATGCCCGCGCGAAACTCCGCGCCGTGGCTGCCTGTGAAGTCGAGTTTGCCCCCTACGATGGGCACCAGCCCAGCGACGTCATTTACGGAGGGCCGAAACACCAGGATTGGAGCAATCCGATATGAAGAAAACCCTGAAGAAGTCGCCTGTCATTGCATTTGCGGAAGTCCTCTGTCAGCGGGCCGTGGAAATTTGCTCCGCGGCCAACAACGGGGAAGACCCGGAAATCATTATTAAGGCATGGGACGGTTCCTTTGAGGAAGAAATCAAGAGGGTGACCGGTTCCCTGGAAACCGTCATCGTCATGGAGCGTCCGGAAATTGTTCCGGACAAGTTGAGCAGGAGCGGCAAAAGCACGGCCAGATGGCACGTCACCGTGGAGAGCAACCCGCTTCTGGACGGTGACGGCTGGGACGCCGACGACCTTGCCGACATCATCCAGGAGGGCTTTCACAAGTGGCGCCGCAACCATGCCCGGCTGATGATGACGGAGGTAATCGTTACCAGCTCCAAGCCGGCTCTCGCCAAAATCCTGAAAAAGTCCATCGTCCTGACGATGGAAACAACCCTGATTATCAAACATGGCAACTAAACCCACCACCGCCGCGGCCCAGGAGGCCGCTACTGCTCCGGCGCCCCGCATCGTCAAATGCCGGGTGGCCGTCAACAAGCTGGAACTCCCTCACGGCATCGCCGCGCGGGGAAAAATCGTCCACATCCCGGAAGACGTGTACAAAGTCCACGCCGACGCCGGGAAAGTGACCTTTATTGACTACGTAAGAAGCTAACAACCATGTCAGAACTCTACAACAAGGAAATGCTGGTCGGCACCTTTCTCGACCTGTGCCCGTTCGGAACGACAGTCACGGCCGAAAGCGGCACGGACACGGTGGACGAGCATTTCAAGCCGGCGAAGGACTCCGACGCCTGGATGATTGCCAACGAAGTCATCGACTACAAAATCACGCCGACCACGGAAGACGACGCCCGCACGGTATTTTCCCGCGACACGACCTCCTATGTGACGCGGAAGAACACCAAAGTGACGGGCAACACCATCGAGATTAACTCCACGGAGGTTAATCCGGTCTGCTGGCAGGTGATTTACCAGTGCGACAGGCTGGAAGCCGGGAAGGAAGTGCAGCCCTTTTCCCGGAACATCTACGGGCAAAAGGTATGGGCGCGCCTCACCAAATACCAGGAAGACAAAAAAGAAATGATGGTCCTGGAAGTCGCGGCGCTGCTCAAGGTGGAAATCCCCACGGAAAACAACAAGCTGATCACGCCGAAATTGACGCTTGAAGTGATACCGTCCTCCCTGAATTCCCTGACGCCCACGGAAGAAATCGCCTTCCCGGCCTCCGCCGGAGCATGACAGCCGGGGCCGCCCCTCTGTTTGCATGGGGAGGGGCGGCCCCTGTTTCCCCCACCATTATTGAGGCATGGACACGACCGTATCTCCCTTTTCCATTACCTTTGACGGGCGCCCCGTCGTGCGCGCCGGGGAATTCCTGCTCGACTCCCTGCCGGAACACGCTTTCCCGGTGCAGTTCGGCACGTCCGCCACGCCGATCATCAACAGCCCGTTCCCCAGGCTGGACGCATTCGGCAACCTGTCCCTGTCCTTCACCATCTCCACCGTGCGGGAATGCGCCTCCCACATGGACGCGTGGAGCGCCTTTTACGAATGGCTCAACGAATGGAAAACGGCGGGGAAGGGGGAATGGACCTGGACCGACGCCTGCGGCCGTGAACAGCGCTTTGAAGCTGTCATCGCCGACGCCGAGCCGAAGGTTCAAGGCCTGCGCCTTATCGTCTCCTACAACTTCACCCTGGGCCGCCCCCTGTGAAAACCCTTGACGTATCTTCCTCCGACTTCCTGGACATGGCCGAAAGCCCGTCCTACAACCGGCTCTCCTTCGGGGGAGCCTCCGTCTCCTTCCGCGCGCCGGTCTCCCGGTTTGCCTCCTGCCCGTTTGAAGAAGGGGAAATAGTGAAAGTTGTCTGGCGCGGGAAAACCCTGCTCATCGGCCCGGTCATCGACCTGGAACACTCCCTTGAAGGAACCTCCGAGAGCTGGGACATCAGGATTTGCGATTACTGGTGGAACCTGAGCAACATCCAGTACTTTGTGAACGGCCGCGCCAACGGCATCTTTGCCGAATACCGCCAGGGTACAGGCGGAAGCGGTCAGGAAAAACAGGCGACCGCGAACATCCGGGACGCCCTCTCCGGAGTCCTGGACCACGCCGTCAGCACGGCCCTGGTCCCCATCAAATACGACCTCCGGATCGACAAGGATGCCGAAATCATTCCGTTTGCCTACGCGTCGGAAACGTATGCCTCCCTGCTTTCCAAGATCCAGCAATGGCGCCCCAACATGGCCGCGTGGTTTGAATACGGCGCGGACGACTCCGCCACGCTGGTCATTGCCGACCATGCCGCCCTGCCGGATGTCGTGCTCGACCTGTCCGCCGTGGACGTAAGCGCCCTGTCCCTCAAGGCGCGCCCCGATCTGGTGCCTCCGGCCGTGGGGCTGACCTGCAACGCTTCCGTGGTCTCCCGGGTTCAGCGCGCGCTGGCCGTCTATCCCTCAGGCGCCTCCCTGTCCCAGCCCTATGTGGTGACGGCGGAAGTGGACGTTCCGGGCGGCGTCAAGGTCTCCGACACTGCCGGGCAATACAGCCCTGCGGAAACGGGCTCGCTGGGTTACGACGCCCCGCGGATGATTGTCCGGGGAGACAAATTCCCGACCGGCACGGCCCAGTGGGCGGCCCGCGTCAAACGCTGGGCTCCGGCCCTGGAGGATTGCGCCGGCCTGGAAGTGGCGGCCAGTCCGAAAATCACGTCCATCACGCCGGCTGACGCGGAACACCGGGGATACAGCAGCGCGGCCGTCACCCACGAACTGACCTCCGGCCAGATCAACGGAAAGAGCGCGAGAATCAAATGGGGCAGGGTCCGGGTGGATTTGCGGGTGCGGGCGACGGAGCCCCCCGACACGGTGAAGCAATATTTTCCGGAATACGGCGGAAAATCCGGAACCGGGGACCGCTGGATCGGAACATTGACGTTTGAAGTGACCACGACGAATGTCGGCTACGCGTCCTACCGGGTGGACAGGGCAGGGACGGTGGAAAGTGTGTCCGACGACGGCGGAAGCCCCGGAGACGACGAAACATCGGGCAGCTACGACACCTCCGTGTTGTATAAAAATTTCCTGAAATCCTACTACGAAGCCACCCGCGCGCTGCCCTATGACGGATCCGCGACCGTCCACGACGACTTTGACCAGGTCTGCGGGGGGCGCCTCTCCATCACGGGAGGGTTGAAAGAATGGGAAACCATGCGGTCCGTCATCCAGGAAATATCCCTCGACCTTAAAACGGGAGTTTCCGACGTGACGGTGGGGGCCCCGGAACAGATCTCCCTGCAGGACTCCATCGACCGGAGCCGGCAGCTTGCCGAGGCGCTGCGCCGGACGGCCTGGGCGGACTCGTCCACGTCTTCCGGGGGAGGTTCTTCGGGCGGAGGATCCGGCAGCGGAGGCGGAGGCTCTTCCGGAGCGGACGATGAAGTCCCGGAGCTTCCCAGCGTCGGGCCGTCCGTAAAACTGCTGCAGGCCCAGGAGCCTCCCGCGTGGGGAACCAGCGCCGTCGAGGTGGGATTCCAATGCCGCCTGTCTTACGGGAGCGACGGCAAGGTGTCCGACGCCTACATCCGCCAGGGGAAGGCTATCTATGCCGGCAACTATATCGGGGGGCTGCTTCCGGAGGGGGACGGTTCCGGGGGCTGGGTGAAAAGCCCCGTCACCTCCGGGGAAATCTGGCTCAAGATCCGGTTGGACAAGGACGCGAAATATCTCGGATCCTCTCTGTCCGCCGCGGGCGGCGTCTCCGACCCCGTCAGGCTCGCGGAGGAAGACCGGGAAACCCCTTATGAATATTATTTCCATCTGGCCACCATCGACGGCAACAAGGTGGTGCAGCACCAGGCGGGCACGGTTTATCTCCTAATCCACCCGGGAACCTTCGGCCCCTCCGGAATGTCATGATCAGGATATACACCTTCACCTATGACGGAGACGCGCAGGAAGCCGTGGCCTGCGTCCGGTGCGCCAGGACGGCTCTTCCGGAGGCGGTAGTTACGGTGGTGGACGACAGCGCCGCCCCGGTGCCCCCGGAGGCCAGGAGGGCTCTTGTAGCGCATGGGGCGCGGTATCGCCGGAGCTCTTTCCCCCGCTGCGGCAACCTGCGCGGCCCGGAGTGCGTCCGGGGAATCATTGCCACGCTGGCCAAGGGGGCGGCGGATGGCGATACCGTCGTCAAGATTGACTCCGACACGGCGCTTCTGTCGGGCGGATGGGTCAGGGAGATGAAACACAACGGGCTTGCGCTGCACGCCGCCGGATACCGGGTCCCCCGGAACCCGTCCGAACGGTCCGCCTACGGAAATTGCTACGCCCTGAGCGGCCGGGCGGCCAGGATGGCCGCAGAAGCTCTGGAATGCGCCGCCATCCCCCCGCTCGCCCCGGAAGACCTCACCATCTGCCGGGCCGTCATGGATGTCTGCGGCCGGGAGCGTGTCCGGCTTGACGAGCCGTGGACGCCCCGGAACCGGTCCGGGCGGTGGTCCTGGTGGAACTGGGACAGCCGGACGGCGAATCCGGAGGACTATGCCCGCAGCTATGACGTGGTGAGCGTCGGCAATCCCCGGCCTCCCCACGTTCCCAAAAGCGCCCGCAGGGAAGTCATGCGCGCCCTGTGCGACGCCCGTTTGAATCCATGAATGCTCCGGCAACCACGGATATGCCCCCCTTCAACTACCCGTTGAAACAACAACAGCCAACCAAATAAAACCAATCAGTAAAACCATGTCAGACAGAGACTTGAACATCAACATCAGAACGACCGCCGACACTTCCGGAGCCACTCAAGCCGCCGCATCCCTGGACAGGATACGGGAATCCGGCGAATCCATTTCGCAGACCTCCGGCGTGATGGACCAGATCGCGGATTCCCTTTCCCGTGTCAAAACGGCCGCTGAAGAAACCGGCGCCGCCATGAAGGACGGCATGGGGGCGGAATATGAACAAGCCCTGGAAAACGCCAATTCCAAACTTGACCAATACGCCGACGCCCTGACCGCCGCCGGCTCCCGGATGAAAGCCGCCTTCAACGACAACCCGGGATTGACCGGGTTTATTGACGAAGTCACCAACGCCGTGCTGACCTCCGAGGAATTCAGGAAGAAGCTGGAACAGGTGGATGACGTCTTTGAAGTCCTCAATAACAAAATGTCTGATTTGGACCTTGGGGCGAAATGGGGAGATGACCTTGACGAAAACCTTCAACAAATCATCGACGGCTACAACAAGGAAATGGACGCCGCCGACAAGGCCGCGGAAAAGGCGGAAGCCGCAGAGGCCCGGAAGCAGCAGGCCGCCGCCGCCACGGTGGAACGGCTGGAAGCCAACAACCGCCGCGCCTCCGCCACCTATGAAGAACTGCAGGCCGAACTGGAATCCTACATTGCCAAACTGGAAGAAGCCCGGAAGGCCGGGGACAACGTAGCCCAGGCGGACGCCCTGAAGAATATCCAGGATTTGGGACGGCGCATCAAGACGGCCGGGGATGCCGGACAACTCACTTCCACGCAGGTCAAGGGGCTGGCCGGGCAAATCACCATTGCGGCTACGCGCATCCTGGGCATGTCCAGCGCCCTCCGCGGGGCGATCCCGTTCATTCATTTATTCGGAACCACCATCAAAACGGCGATGGGGCCGTTGGGCTGGGCCATGCTGCTGATCCAGGGGCTGACCGCCGGCATTACCGCTTTGATTGACCACTTCAAGACCAAAAGCGACGAATTGGAGCGGCAGGCGGAAGAAAAGAAGAAAAACATGGAAAAGCTCATTCAGGAGGCGAATGAGTTGAAAGCCCAATTAAACCATGAAGCGATTTTACAAACAGAGAACGATCTTACTTCAAAAATTGCCAGCAATAGAAAGATCGAGACGGAAGCTTTGCGGGAATCTGTACGGGAGCAGCAGCGCCTGATTGATTTGCAGTCCAAAATCCTTGATGAGCAGGATCGTGCCCGTTTGTTGGATGCCGAGACAGATTTTTATGATGGGAAATATGGGAATCCCAACAGTTCCGAGGCCCGACGAAAACTGGAACGCGTCCAGGAAGGCATACGAATGGATGCCAATGCCAGGCATCGAGCCGAATCGGAGGAAGCGGCTTCGTTCAACGTCAGGAGTGCAGAAGAAGAACTGGCCAAAGCCAGAGAGGCGACAGAGCAGTTGACGTCTCGCGTAGCGGCTTTCGAAAATTCCGGAATTTTATCATCTAAAGAAAGAACTATTCTTGATGGGCAGATAGGAAAGAAAGAACAGCAGATTATGGAGAATTTACTGTCTGTGGCAAAAACGGCTCGAAATGCCACTGAACGATCAGGCGGTTTTACTGGGCTGGGGCGTATATCTTCGGATGATATGCGAAAATGGATAAAAACGCTTATAGAAAATGGGGGAGATACCTCCAGATTGGATGAAAGCTGGCTGCAGAAAGGCAATGCCATGTTTGGACAGAATTTCCGTTCTGCCCGCCAATTGATGGAAGAGGTGTTGAATGCGGGGAATGGCCGTCAACAGATAGCACAACTGAACGAGCTTAAAAACAGAAGGAAAAGGTCTGATGAAGCATTGATTGACCAGGGGGGAGATTTGAGCACTGATGATTCAAGAAAGAAAGCATACAAAGTTCATGATGAGGCCCTGACAGAAGCGAGGAAAAAGCAGGTGGAGGCTATGGATGTTCAGTATGCGGCGGAAGACAACCTCGAAAAGGCAACACGGGCATTATCTGACCGACGCGCGCTTAATGCGGCTCAGGAACGCAGAGATGAAGCGCAGCAAAGAAACACGGAAGCCAAGCAAAAGAATGCTGTGAAAAAAGAGGAAGAAGACAGGATTCAAAAATTGGCAGAAGTGCAGATGAGAGAACAGCAGGAACAATTGAAGAAAAAAATCCGGGAACAGGAAAAGAAAGAAAAAGAACAGGAACAACAATATAAGGAGTCTCTCAAAAATCCGGATTTATCCCGGCCTGGTCAGAAAAGAGGTGTTAAAGAAGCTCTCAATAAAGTAAGTAAAGAATTGGCTCCGGAAATTCGGAAAGCCATGGCTGACGGCAAAATTAGTACGGAAGAAAGCAAGGATCTTAGTCGTCAATTTATTGAAGCTGTTAAAGCCCAGGGCATCGCCTACAGGGGAAATTTGGAAACGCTCACAAGTTATTTCCAGGAAACTCTGAATATCATTCAGCAGCAGGCAGTAAATGCTGCTGAAGCTCAAAAAACAACTGAAAGTTTGAAAGCCCAGCTTGAGTCAGTGAAAAAGCAGGTGATTACTATCCAGCGACAGAGGAAGAACAGCAGGTGAGATGTGTACAAAAATGGCGATTACGATAAGTAACCGCCATTTTGAAAATGCTTGATAGTTTATTTATGATTCGTATCTGTTTGAAAAGCAAAAAGACAGAAAAGATAGTAAAGCAAAGAGACCTATGATAGCGTATCCTGTAAATTGTGCATTATTTTTGGCAGAATGATGATTTTTGATCAATTCCGTCTTAGCCCTACTAAACCCTTGGCGTTCTTTTTCCCAATTCCTTATAAGTTTGGCTTTTTTCTCTTCTGCTTCATCGAAAGAATTCTGTAATTCTTCCAACGTTTTTTTATGGCTGTCAGCAAGTTTTTTTAGTTCTGGATCTGCATCGTCAATTTCAGCTACAAATTCTTTGGAATCATCTAAATTAGCATTTATCGGTTTATTATGAGGTGAATTTTTATCCATAAAAGCCTCTTCCGCTCTATCCATTTGAACCAGTTCGTTTTCCATATTGGAAATGGATTCCATAAGTTTCTGATTTTGCAGATTAACGGCTCTTGTCAGGGATCGATGTTTCTTGATCATAGCTTCCTTGGCTTCTATGATGGCATAACTTGTCCCTCTTCCTCCTGCTTTGCCCCAAGCAAGACGATCAGAGGCTTGCCTTCTCATTTCATCTTCCCTTTTAGCTATATTATTTCTATCTTCGCTGATTTTATCCGCCAGTTTTTGGTTGTTGGAAGCTATCTGTTCCCTGTGTTCTTTTAACAACTTAGCGATTTCCGCCCTGCGCGTTTTAAAAGTTGCCAGGGTTGTTTTCCATTCTTCCGCAGTCAGTTTCCTTTTGGCTATAGCTGCTTCCAAAGCCGCTTTTTTTCTTCGTAGAGATCTTTCTGCATTTTGCTGGTTTATTTGAGCTTCCCTTTCCCTTTCCTTTTGTAAAGCTGATATCTTTTTTTGGTAAATGTCTTCTTCCAGATTGATAGCATTGGACATTTCATTTATTTCTCTATCCAGTTTATCAGTCAATTTCAGGACTTTTTCTTCAGCTTTTTCATATTCAGCAGCAAGAGATTCACTTTCCAATTCTTGCTGAGTTTCTAGTTTGTTGTTGTACCAAACTGAACCTATAATGGACATAATTGTCAT